AAGGATAACCGGGGCTGGCTGACGACACCCTACAAGAAGGGGCGCACCAAGCTGCGCCCCGACGCCGCCAGCTACTACTGCATCTCGACCCTGAAGAAGCCCCCCGCCGGCGAGCCGCTGCGGCGGCTGATGCCGAACATGGCCCGCTGCCGGGTCATCGTCCTCGACGACATCGGGACCAAGATCGACCCCGCGAGGTTCAAGGGCAAGGCCGGCCCCCACTACGTGATGGAGACGTCGGCGGGCAACTTCCAGTACGGCCTGCTCTTCAACGGGACGGTGGAAGAGGCGCAGGTGCTGATCGAGGCCCTGATCGAGGCCGGATACAGCGACCCCGGCGCACGCGACGTTCACCGCCTTGTGCGCCTCCCCGGCTCCCTGAACTACAAGAGCAACCCGCCCTTCGTCGCGCGTCTCGTCGAAGAGGACTGGGAGCAGCCCGCGTGGACGTTCAAGGAGCTGTGCGAGGAGTTCGGCCTGACGCCGCGCGAGCCGACGAGCCTGCGCTCGACCAAGCGCGCATGGAGCGGCGACACGGGCGGCGACGTCATCCTGAAGTGGATCACCGAGAAGGGCATGGCCCTCTCGGAGCCCAACTCCGACGGCTGGATGTTCATCGAGTGTCCGTGGGCCGACGAGCACAGCGACGGCCGGCGCGACGCGAAGTGGCAGGTCGGAAACGGCACGACGGGTTCCTATCACTGCTTCCACGGTTCCTGCCAGCACCGGACGCAAGGCGACTTCTTGCTCTGGTGCGAGGCGAACGGTGCCCCTGATTTCGAGGCTGAGGCCGTCGCGCAGATCACCACCATCGGCCAAAAGCTGGCGACGATACCGCGGGGTGCCTTTGCGCTGCCGGGCCCTTTGCAGACCCCGCCGCGGGGGGCCGCTGCGGGGGATATCCTTACTGGGCTCGTGCTGATGTACGCCGGGCGAGTGAAGAAAGAGCAGCTGCCGTCGCTCGAAGTGACGGCAAGGGCCGGCGTTCCAAAGGACATCCAGAAAGCCACCATCGAAAACGTGCAGCATGTCGTCGCGGAATGCGGCTTCTCCGTTCTAAGAAATCACATGACCGGCGAAGTCGAACTGTCCCACGCGGACGAAGCTTTCAATGCGATTGAAAACCCCTCGGAGCGCGCCCTGATGACCCGTGAATTTCTGATATCCCTCGCCAACCGCGCAGGCATCTCGCTGCGCGCCACGCTTGACGAACTGCTGACCACACTGTCGTCGAACAACGGGTACCACCCCGTGTTCGACTGGATCACTTCAAAACCTTGGGACGGCGTTGACCGCTTTCGCGCGCTAGCCGACACGGTCGATGCGAAGAACCCGCAGTGGCGCGACATCGTCATCCTCCGCGCGTCCATTCAGGCCATTGTGGCGTGGACCAACTGGGAGCGGGAGACGCCTGTCAGCGTCCCCCACGTAGTCGTCTTCGTCGGCCCGCAGGGCTGCGGCAAGTCATCGTGGATCGGCTCGCTGCTGCCCGCGGCGTGGCGTCTGCTGGAGCAGAGCGCGAACCTTGGGCACGCCAGCAGCAAGGACGACGAGCGCAGGCTGACAAGCTCCCCGCTTGTCGAGATGGCCGAGCTGGAGGCCATCATCAGCCGCATCGAGGCGGGGCACCTGAAGAGCTTCCTCTCGCGCCCCGTCGACAAGATCCGCCTCCCCTACGACCGGCTCATCACCACGCGCCCCCGCGTGACCTCGTTCTGGGCCAGCGTGAACGACGGACAGTTCCTCAACGACCCGACGGGCGCACGGCGCTTTTGGCCTGTCGAGGTCACGCGCTGCAACGCCTTTCACGGCATCGACATGCAGCAGTACTGGGCCCAGATGCTCCACTACTTCCGGCAGGGCGAGGGCTGGAACCTGACGCGCGAGGAGATACAGCTCCACAGCGCCATCGTCGAGGAACACCGCGTCGAGAGCCCCGCCGAGGGTCGCCTGCAGGAGCTGTACGCGCGCAAGAAGCACGTCGCGTCGAAGGATTGGACCTTCGCCACGGCGAGCGACATCGGGCGCTACTACGGGCTGCCTGACAATTACGGGACATCGCGCGCCGTCGGCAGCGTGTTGCGCAAGATGTTCGGCGAGAGGATCAGCAACAATGAACGGAAAGGATGGAAAGTGCCGATAAAGCAGACTGAACTCAGGGCGGGTTTCTCCGCCTACATTCCCCCGGAGGACGCGTCGTGAAATTGTTGATCCACATGAACATGCCCTCGGGCAAGAACGACGGGACGCATCAGGTCATTCTGGACGTGCCCGACATGAAGACCTTGAACGATGTGTCGTACCTGATCGGGCAGGGCTATTTGCTTGGCGATCATCTCGTTTATGAGCGCGCCGACAACACGCGTACGTGGGCCAGCCGTGGGCCTTTGGTCGTCAACTGGGAGCACATCGGCAAGATCGCCGAATACTATGAGGGGAAGTCATGAAGCACACTGACATCATCACCGAGGCGATGACGCTCTTGGCGCCGCGCGGCGCCGTCTACGGCTCCGTGAAGGAGAACCACGAACGCATCGCGCGCATCGCCAACGAAATCACGGGCAAGTCGCTGCTCGCGCACGACATCGCCATGATCCTGCTCGCCGTGAAGCTGTCGCGGATCGCGCAGTCGCCGGATCACGTCGACAGCTACATCGACGCGATCAACTACCTGTCCTTTGCCGGGGAGTTTGCGACCGATGCCGGCGAGGAAGGGTGAGGAGAACCCCTCGGCGAAGATCACCGAGGAGGACGTGTATGCGATCCGCCGCGACACTCGCGGCGAAAAGCAGATCGCTTTCGACTACGGGCTGTCGCAGGGGCAGGTGAACCGTATTCGCAGGCGCGTGAAGTGGGCGCATCTACCGGAGGAGAAGGTCGATGAGTGAACTGGAACAGCACAGCGCCCTCTACTGGGCGCTGTGCCGGCACGTACAGCAGGGCCGCCTCTGGACGGCCAACGCCACGGTCCTGATCACGAGGCTCTTGCAGAGCCCGCACGAGCGTGTCAGGCTTCTCGCTTGTGGTTTATGGTATAGGGTGACAGCAAATGAACTCGAAGAGCCGACGGGCGATTGAACAAACGGCCCTCAACGAGGGCGCTCTTAGGGTCGAGTGGGCCGACGGTCAGAACCACCACCTCGTCCGCTTCCACATGCCCGGCGGCCTCGTCGTCTCGATGCCCGTCTCGAAGGGCGCCCGCATCGACGATTACAAGTATAGAGGGTGGACGAGGCAGTACATCCGCAACCCCTCCAAGTGGCACGTCAGGGTGCCTCCCGCCTGACCGGCGGCAGGGTAACGCGCCACTGCTCTAGGCCCGTGATCCGCCTGTCGTGATTGAGGATGGTGGCGGACGTCACGCGCCCCTCCCCGATGACCTCTGTGATCTTGAGGTTGAGGGTGTTGATCGAGTTGGTGAGTTCCTTGATGTTCCCGAGCGTCTGGACGGCGATGTACGTCACGACGCTGATGAACAGCAGCAGGATCGTCGCGGTTACGCGGAAGAGGGCTTGAAATGCCGGGGTATTGAACATCTCGACAGTTGCCTTCAAGGGATCCCCGCTAAGGGTATCTGGGTTGTTCGGCACGAGTGCATTCCCCTCTACGCATATCTCGACGATGTTTTCCTGCGCTAGGAAATTGCGCCGTTAGACTCAGTGACGCGCATGTACACCGGGCTCGTCGTCTCGATGCCGGTGTCGGAGACCAGCCGCATCGACGAGTACAAGTACAAGGGGTGAACGAGGCAGTACATCCGCAACCCATCCAAGTGGCACGTCAGATCTTAGGCCGCGATCTCGGTGATGCTGATGAACGACTGGCACAGGCCGTTCATGATCGCGCCGACGGTGTTGACCCCGTTGAACAGGAGGGTGTTGGTGTTGCAACCGGCACGAACCTTGAAAGTGCGCGCCGTCGTCGAGCCGCTCACGACTTCGTACTGAAGGGTGATGGGCATCGCGAACCCCGACAGGCTGCAGGGGTTCGCCGCGATGGCGTTCGCGCCGCTATCCTGAAACAGCGCCACGGCGCCGGTGTCGATGGAAGTGGTGCAGCCCAGCACCGTCGTCACGTTC